TCATAGTGCCTCCTTCTTTCTGAACCGGGTGCGCCCGTCTTCGGGTTCCGGTTCGGTTTGTGTTTCCTTCGTTTCATCAGCTTCCTCCTGCGTCTGTGCCGAGGCCGCAAAAATACCTGCGTCCTTGAGCTTGGTCATATTGCCATTGATCAGGTACAGGTCGCCGCCTTCCTCCTCCGGAATACGGTCGAGGTTTTCAAGCTCCCTGATATCGTTAGCGGACATCCAGCCGTTCTGGCGTCCGACCGCATAACCGTTCATGCGGCTCTGGTAGTCGCCTCTGAGTAGCCCGTCCACATTGAATTTGAAGAAGTATTCCTTCTTCTCGTCCGGCGAGAGCAGGGCTCTTTGCATGGACTGTTCCCAGCGGCATACCCACGGGTCGAGCGTGTATTTCACGAACTCCAGCGACTGCTGTTCGATGTTCGAGAAGCTCGATTTCTCAAGGTCACCGATCATGTGAGGCGGGATGCGGAAGATACGAGCGATCTCGTTGATCTGGAATTTCCGCGTCTCCAAAAACTGCGCCTGTTCAGGTGAGATGGAGATAGGCGTATATTTCATGCCTTCTTCCAGCACAGCAACTTTGTTTGCATTGGAGCTGCCGCCGAAGGCCGAATTCCAGCTTTCCCTCACGCGCTCCGGGTCTTTTACCACGCCGGGATGCTCCAAGATGCCGCCGGGCGTCGCACCGTTCGCAAAGAACTTAGCGCCGTATTCCTCACAGGCAATTGCCATGCCGATGGCGTTCTTTGCCATTGCAATCGGGCTGTAGCCTACGAGGCCGTCAAAGCCAAGACCGGGAACGTGAAGCACATCGGATGGCTGGAGCCTTACGCGGCTGCCATTCATCGTGTGTGCTTCATCCTGTGAGGTCTGATATTCGTAATAAAGCTCTCCGTTTTCATCGCGGTTGACCGTCATACGATTTGGCATCAAGGGATAGAGCGCGACCACTTCACCTTTGCCGTTTCGGATAATCTGTGCGTAGGCGTTTCCCCACAGGAGAAGGTGCGTCATCAGCGTCTCCCGGAATACAAAGGATGTCATTTCCGGATTCGGCTCATCGTGAAGCAGGAAGTAGAGCGGATGATTTGTTGCTTTTTCCTTGCTGCCGCCTTCGCCGTATCGGTAGAGGTGGATCGGCAGGCCTGCAATCGCCTCGGATAGAATCCTCACGCAGGAGTAGACCGCCGTCATCTGCATGGCGGAACGCTCCGTCACGGCTTTGCCGGAGGTCGTGCCGCCGAAGAAGAAGCGGTAAGAGCTTCCGGTTGTTGAATTGGTAGGCTTATCTCTTGAACGAAACAGTCCTGAAAATATGCTCATGTTGATCACCTGCCTTTCAGATAAATAAAATGCCTCTGCCGTCGTAGACAGAAGCGCCGTTGTCGTTGCCGCAGCGGATCGCACGGTCAAGCGCCATGATGGTGGCGATGGCTCCGTCGATCTTTTCTGTAGATTTTTCCTTGTCAGCCTTGATGTTTCCGGCTGGATCGGTGCGAATGAAGATGTTATCCATATTCCAGCGGAGCACCGGGTGGCCGCCGTGGGCGAGCTTCTTTTCCAGCGTCAGCTTCATGAGCTCTTTTGTGGGCGGGCTCATATCCTTAAAGCCCTGTCCGAAGGGTACGACGGTAAAGCCCATGTTCTCCAAGTTCTGTACCATCTGGACGGCTCCCCAGCGGTCGAAGGCTATCTCACGGATATTGAAGCGCTCGCCAAGGCGCTCGATGAATTTCTCAATGTATCCGTAATGAATGACATTGCCTTCGGTGGTCTGAAGCATGCCTTCCTTCTCCCAAGTGTCGTAGGGCACATGGTCGCGCCGGACACGGAGGTCGAGGGTATCCTCCGGTACCCAGAAGTACGGGAGGATCACATACTTGTCGTCCTCATCTCTTGGCGGGAATACCAGCACGAAGGACGTGATATCCGTAGTGGAGGACAGGTCAAGACCGCCATAGCAGACGCGGCCTTCGAGGTCGTCCTCATTCACGGGATAAGCGCATGCGTCCCACTTATCCATTGGCATCCAGCGGACGGCCTGCTTTACCCATTGATTGAGGCGCAGCTGCCTGAAGGAATTTTCCTCGCCGGGATTTTGCTTTGCCGACTCGCAGGCAGCTTCCACCTTATCGATACCGACCGTGATACCCAGCGACGGATTTGCTTTTTTCCACACCTCCGGATCAGTCCAGTCCTCGTCAGGCTCTGCGCCGTAAATCACAGGATAGAAGGTTGGATCGACCTTCCTGCCGTCGAGGATGTCCTGTGCTTTCTGGTGGACTTCATAGCAGATGGTGTTTGTATCATTTCCGGCAGTGGTAATCAGGAAATACAGCGGCTGCATTCTGGCATCACCGGAGCCCTTGGTCATGACATCAAAGAGCTTTCGGTTCGGCTGGGTGTGCAGCTCGTCAAAGACCACGCCGTGAATATTAAAACCGTGCTTACTGTAGGCCTCAGCGGAAAGCACCTGATAGAAGCTGTTTGTCGGCTCATAGATGATTCGCTTCTGGGAGGCCAGTATCTTCACGCGCCGGTTCAGCGCCGGGCACATTCTCACCATATCCGCAGCGACATCAAAAACGATGGTGGCCTGCTGTCTGTCGGCAGCGCAGCCGTAGACCTCAGCGCGTTCCTCGCCGTCACCGCAGCAAAGGAGCAGGGCGACCGCAGCGGCCAGCTCCGACTTGCCCATCTTCTTCGGGATTTCAATGTAGGCTGTATTGAACTGCCGGTAGCCGTTGGGCTTTAGGACACCGAACAGGTCGCGGATGATCCGTTCCTGCCAGTCGATCAGCTCGAAGGGCTTTCCTGCCCACGTGCCCTTGGTGTGGGTGAGCTGCTCGATGAACATCACAGCGAAGTCCGCCATCTGCTTGCTGTAGTGGGAAGTCTCTGCCATGAAGCGGGTCGGCTTATAGTTTTTCAGTTTTCGCATTGGCATATAGCCGCATCTCCTTTCAGGGCAAAATAAAAGACCGCTTAAGCGATCCGGTATCAGTACGAGAGAAAGAGCCTTCTGGCTCAGTCTCCCGGAATATTCATTCTCAGGGTTTGCTTTTTTAGTTGTAGTTCTCAAGCAGGATGCAAAGCGCCATCTCTGCTTCCTTGCAGGTGGGCTCGATATCCCAGCCTCTGTCGTAGTTGCAAACGGTCTCGCCGTCAATCTTGATCATGAGCTTGCTGATTCTGCCGCCGTTAATGCCGTAGGTCTCGCTTGGCTCATCGTAGTGCTTTACCCAATAGTGGCATTTGGTGTATTTTTCCTTGTCCTTGGCATCCGGGATGCCGATAACTCCTTCGCTCCACATGCTCTTATGCCTCCTTTACCGTCATCTTGAGGGCTGGGATGAGCCGGTGCTCGTCGCTGCCGAAGTGGGTGTAGCGATCCTTGACCTTTACGATTCCGTCCAGCGTGCAGCCGAGCTCCTCGAATTTGGCGATGGTCTCAATCAGGCTTGAGAAGGTGGAGCTGATGGTGAATTCCTTGACTCCGAGCTTCCTGCAATCCGCGAGGATGGTCTCGATATCGTCGTCCCAGATGACCTCGGCGAAGTTCGGCAGGTCGTTTCCGGCTTCCTTGCTGTAAAGGTAGGCCTGTCCCAGTGTCCACTGGCATCCGATTTCTTCCCAGCGCATTCCGGGCTTTGCGTTTTCTATGGCTTCGATTGTGTACTTCATGGTGGTTCCTCCTTGTGGTTGTTTCCCTTTTGGTATGTACATATATCACTCTGAACGCCTGTAATAGCAAGCTATTTATCGAAATATATGTGACAATCCTGTGGGAACATTCGAGGCCGAAATTGTGTAGTTTACGTCTCGCCGGTCATGATGAATTTCACGTATTCAGACCGGTGATCCTCAAGGTATAAAACCAGCTCGTAGAAGTCACGTTCGTAGGCCAGCCGCTGCACCATGTTCACATCGAACATATTCGTAAGGCCGGTGTCACGGATGGCGAGGATCTGCTCTTTTACCTTTTCATCCATGTCAGTCCACCACCTTTCGCACAAGGTCGATGCCGTAGATGACATTCAATCCGGAGCCGTTGTCCCAGTTCACCATGAGGCTCCCGGTGTCATCGACTCCCGTGACGGTTCCCTTAGTGCCAGTAGGCGGTGCCTGCACATCGTCCATCTGGATAAGCTCCACGCGGGTGCCTGCCGGGTAGCGGGAGCGGAGCGCGGTAAGCTCCTTTTTTGTGATCATTCGCATGCTGCCACCTCCTTTTCCGGTGCACCGTTCTTCCAGCTGGAGTTGCCAGAGAGGTTTTTAAGGAGAATCTTGCGTTCTGCCTTGTATTCGTTTCCGATGAAGCCCAGCCGCAGAAGGAAGCAGCGGAATGCATACTTCTCATTGTCGACTTCCTTTTCCGTGGCGCTGATGCGCTTCAGATCCCGGCTCATCTTGCCAAGGGCTGCGATAAAGTGGGTGTAGGCCTTGACCGCGTCCGGCTCCGGCATCTCAGTAAACCAAGGGAAGCTGACCGTATCCTCCGTGACCTCAATGCCAAGGTCGTCAATGCCGAGCGCTTTTTTGATCAGGCTTTCCTTGGCAGTGAGGAGGTTTGTGAGGTTTCCGACCGCCACCTTGTCGAGCGGGAGGCTGACCGTAAGGCCGGTGGCATCGTCCGCTTCCTCTGCGGTGACTTCTTCGTCGGTGCTATCGACCTCCTCGGTATCCTCCGGTGTGAAGCCGTCCGCAATCAGGCTGTGGATGATGCGCTCCATCTTGTCTGCATCCTCGCAGGTGACGCCGCCTTCCTTGTCGACCGTGATGTCACCGATCTCGTAGGCGCAGGTTGGCATGCGCATGTAGACCGCCTTCTCGCCAGTGAGATTTTCAATGGCTGTGACCAGCGCTTTTCTGTCGTTTCCGGTTACGTTGTAGTTTGCTTTCATGAGTGTGTTCCTCCTTTGAAAATGTGGTTGTTTGCCAGCGCTTCTTCCTTCGAAAGAGGTCTCCGCTGGAGACCCGCGCTCTTTCGGCATGTATATACATCACTCTGAAAGCCTTATTTATCAAGCGATTTCCGACATTTTCTGAGGTAGAAATTCGTCAAATAATCCGGGCAGAAATTGTGTATTATACACCCGCCGTCGGAGAGGTTTCGACTTCCTTTGCCAGAGCGGAATAGAGGAGCTTTTCGCCGTTCCTTATTACATACACATTTTCCTCATCGCCGGTATCCTCCACGTAGCGCCGGAGGATAACAGAGGCGTATTTCGGATCAAGCTCCATCATGTAGCAGATACGGTTCAGCTGCTCGCAGGCCATCAGTGTGGAGCCGGAGCCGCCGAAGGTATCAATAACCACAGAGTTCTCCTGAGAGGAGTTCTGGATAGGATAGCCCAGAAGGTCGAGCGGCTTTGAGGTCGGGTGATCCTTATTGCGCTTTGGCTTATCGTAGTTCCAAATGGTGGTCTGCTTGCGGTCGGAATACCACGGGTGTTTGCCGTTTTGTAAAAAGCCGTAGAGCACCGGCTCATGCTGCCACTGGTAATCGGAACGACCGAGCACGAGGCTGTTCTTTACCCAGATGCACACACCGGCGAGATGGAAGCCTGCGTCAATGAATGCCTTTCGGAAAGTCAGTCCTTCGGTATCCGCGTGGAAGCAGTAAGCGGCTCCGCCTTTTTCAAGATGGTCGGCCATGTTCTTAAAGGCTGCCAGCAGGAATTTATAAAATTCCTCACCCTTGAGGGAATCGTTCTGGATTGTGAGACCGTCCGAGGCTTTGAAGGAAACGCCATACGGAGGATCGGTCAGGACAAGGTTTGCTTTCTTGCCGTCCATGAGCTTTTCCACGTCCTCCGGAGAGGTGGCATCGCCGCACATCACGCGGTGCTTTCCGACCGTCCAGATGTCGCCGGGCTCCACAAAGGAAGCCTTCTCCAAAGCAGCAGTCAGGTCAAAGTCATCATCGGCGATATCTTTTTCATTTCCGGTGCCGAGCAGCTTATCCAGCTCACCGGCATCAAAGCCGAGGAGCGAGAGGTCAAAGGACTGATCCTGCAGGTCAGATAATTCGACCGACAGCATTTCCTCGTCCCAGCCTGCGTTAAGCGCCAGCTGATTGTCCGCAAGGATATACGCACGCTTTTGTGCTTCCGTCAGGTTCTCGGCAAAGACGCAGGGCACGGTTTCATATCCTTCCTCGCGGGCAGCCGTAATGCGACCGTGGCCGACGAGGATGTTGTAGTCCGCATCAATGACCGCAGGACTCACAAAGCCGAACTCCCTGAGAGAAGCCCGGAGCTGTGCAATCTGTTCTTTACTATGCGTCCGGGCATTCCGGGCGTAGGGCACCAGCTTATCAATAGGTACCTGTTCCAATTTCTGTGTGTTCATTTACATATTCCTCCTGCTTCGAAGCAGCTGTTCCATCACGCTGTCCTGCGGGCTTCCCTCAAAGGGCTCGGTGCAGTTCTGCTTCACAATGTCGTAAATCTCATACCAGAGCAGGTTGGCCTGCTTCTGAAAGTTCATCAAAAGCTGTGTAAAAGGGCTCGCAATCGCAGCGCCGGTGGTCGGATGTTTTCCGAGCATGCCGTATTTGCTGACCGCCTCAGAGCACTGGATGTACCGGGCAAAGGCCTCGGAGTAGCTTTCGAGCAGGCGCTTGTTTACCAGACGCTCGCAGCCGCGTTCTTTGAGCCACAGCCATGTTTCCTTATAGATTTCATCTGCGCCGAGCGGCTTGCCGTCCTTCTGTTGGGCGGAGAGGTAGTCGTCCGGGTTTGGCATATCCATGCCTTCAAGCTCCACGCCGTCACCGATGTCATCAACATCGAAGTCGGTCAGGTCATCTGTGAAGTCCGGCAGCTCCATGCGCTTTGCAGGTGCGCCTTTCATGATTTTGTCGGCGAGGGCGTCCGGCTTTGAGCCAGCTTTGACACGCCGCCCGCCGCGATAGGTTCCGTCTTTCGCCATGTCTATCACTTCCATTTCTGTGGTGCAGGGTTTAATACCCTGTTTGAATTGCAATTTTTGCGTAAAAGACCCCGCGCCGTTTTCCGGGAAAACAGGTCGTAGAGATTTCACCCGCCCTACCGGTCGCCGCGCTCGTGGTGAATCTTCTCGTGGCACGAACGACAAAGGCTCATGAGATTGGACTCCTCGTTCGTTCCTCCGTCAGCAAGAGGAATGATGTGGTGGACTTCCTCGACCGCGACGTAGCGTCCGGCCTTTAAGCACTGCTCACAGAGCGGGTGCTTGTGGACATACCTGTCACGGATTCGTTTCCAAGCTCTGCCGTAGCGTTTGCCGGGAGAGTAGCCGCGCTGGAACTTCTCGTAGTGTTGTTCCATCACCTTGGCGTGCTCCTCGCAGTAAGCACCGTCGGTCAGGTTCGGGCAGCCGGGAAAGCGGCACGGTCGTTTTGGTTTCCTTGGCATAAGCCGCGCCTCCTTTCGGGCAAAGAAAAAGCCCTGCAGGATAATCCCACAAGGCTTGGTGGCTGCGCGTGCAGCCGTTTCTTTATTCTGTTTCGCTGATTATATACTATCATAAGTGGCAGGTGGGCATCTTAGGACAAATATGGACATTTCGGGCGCATTTCATATTTCGATAGGATTTTCAGGGAGAGATGCATGCAGCAGTGCGTTTCCGTGCCAGCGCCGGATGGTGCGGGCATCTGCACAAAGCTCGGTGCCGATCTGCTCCCATGTATAGTTGTGGATGTAACGGTACTTCAAAACCATGCGCTCGTCGGTGTCCGGAACTGCCTCGATCACTTCCCGGATCTGCTTTTTCAGGTCGGAAAGCATCTCAAGCTCCCGTGCAATTCTTTGTTCCAAGTCCCAGAGCTTTTCAAGCGTCCGGGCAAAGGGAGCCTCGGTGTTCCTTGAAGTCTGCACCCGGTCTTTATCATATTGGATAGCCGACACGCTGCCCGCCATCTCACGAAGGTTCTGGGCTTCCATCGTATCGGACTTGATTCTCTGATCAAGGCGGTAGGCCTGATGGAGATATTCTTTTACTGTCATTTAGGCTTAGCCTCCTCTCGTAGTTTTGTGATTAGGTACTCGCCGTCCACGCTCGT